CCCATTTCAGGTCGCTGACGCTGGCGAAGGGAGGGCGCTCCGGTCAGCTTTTCTCGGCCGCCCTGGCGCTGGTAGAGGACGAGCCCGAGGAGATCAAGCGCCGGGTTGGCCCGCGCTGTCAGCTTGCGATCGCTTGGTGCAAGAACCCCACCTTCCGCGCCTGGATAGAGCGCGAATACCCCGAGGCAACAGCGACGGCACTTCTGTCCGCGCCAAGCATGGCATCCAACGAGGAGTGGGCCGCGGCCGTCGTCCGCGCCATTCTCGGGGTGAAGTCGAGGGCTGAAATCGACAAGTCGTCGGCCGCCGCGGCGTTGTTTGACCTGCGCCTGCGGGCTCCCTTCATGGAGTTCTTGGAAAGGGAGAAACTGTCGCAGGATCAAGACATTGCGTGCGCAACAGGCGTGGACGAATCGTTCGCTGGGTGTGCCAATGGGTGACGTGATCGACCTGCAAAAGAGGGTAGACACCCTACGCAAGCGCGACGTGGTGCGGCGCGAGGAAGAGGCGGAAAGGAACCGGCGCGACTTCCCGGAGTTGATGGCGGTGCTGGAGGAGTTCAGGAGGGTTTTCGGGCCCGAAACGCGGGTCATCTGGGCGACGAACGGGGTGCGCGAGGTAGGTAGGCGTGTCGCGTTTCACGACCGCCCGCCAACAAAGGATGGATCGTGAATCGAATCAAGCTGTATGCGGAGGCCGACTGCGCGCAGGCGACGTTCTGCTTTCCGGTAGACGGAAGCGTCGCTCGCAAGGAGGCGTGGATCGAGGAGCACGACCTGTTCGTCGATGCCGACGACGGCCGCGTGTTGGCGCTGGTCGACACGCAGGACAGGGTGTTCTTCATGGACGCGGTAACGGGGTCCCTCTACCAATGGGGGCGGTGCATGACGTCCGAAAAGCTGACCTTGAGGGGCCCGGTGCGCAACAAGAAGCTGGCGAAAAGCAAGTTGTTGTCCATCAAGGTCGAGGCTGGGGATGACAAAAGCGCAGCGGAAGTACCAGCAGAGGGCTAGGGATCTCGGGTGCGCTCTCTGCCGCCGGCTTGGGCTAGGCGCGACGCCGGCCAGCCTGCACCACCCGCGCACCGGAGTAGGGGCTGCGCGCAAGGCGGGTGAGTTCGAGGTCATCCCTCTCTGCTACGCCCACCATCAGGGAGGTGTGGGCGTGCATGGCATGGGCCGCAAGGCTTGGGAGCGGGTGTTCGGCATCACCGAGGCCGAGCTGACCGCGGAGACGCAACGATTGGCTGGGCTGGAAAGGAGCGTGGCATGAACGATCTAGTGATTGCAGGGACGTCGATACGCAAGGATGCGGAAGGACGGTATTGCCTCAACGATCTGCACCGGGCGGCGGGTGGCGAGAAGCGGCATCAACCGTCCAACTGGCTGCATTTGCAGCAGACGAAGGATCTGATCGGCGAATTGACCGCTCCTGGAATCACAGGAGCGAAGCGAATTCAACCTGTTAGCGTTGTCATTGGGGGCTCGGAGCAAGGAACCTATGTCGCGAAGGAGTTGGTCTACTCCTACGCGATGTGGATCTCGCCGGCGTTCCACTTGAAGGTCATTCGCGCCTACGACGCGATGGTCACGGCGCCGCAGCAAGCGCTCGACGTGAACGACCCGGCGTCCCTGCGGGCGTTCTCCGCGCAGCTCCTTCTGGACAAGGCCGACCTGATCGAGAGGATCCGGGAGGTGCAGCCGAAGGCCGACGCCTTCGAGCGGCTCGCAAAGGCGGAGGGTCTGGTGACGTTCACTGACGCCGCGAAGTTGACCGGCGTGTCGCGCGGCGACCTCATCGAACTCGCGTTCTCGTTGAGTTGGGTCTACCGGGATCGCGCGACGGGCGACATCTACCCGTACGCTGCCGTCACAGACGTCAGGATGGATGCCCCGTTGATGACCCTGCGCACCCTCAACGTGGGAACGGCAGAAAAGCCGAAGATGAAAAAGTGGGCGTACCTGACCGCTCGAGGGCTGGCTCGATTGGCTGAGCTCGTCAAGCGCGAGCGCAGCGCCCTGGTCGCTATGCCCCACTGACCCGGCAACGCTATACCGCCGTAGTTGCACAACGGGGCTCGAATAGTGACGGATCTGCGAATATTGGTTGCAAAAGCGCTGCTGGCGGCCAACCAATCGGATGGCTGGGTCACGGAGACGCATGTGGACAGGGTGCGCGCCCTGGCCGGCGCCGATCCGCTCGGGGCGGCGTTGTGGCGCCTCAAGTACGCGCATGACGCATCATCGTTCCGCACCGCCGCCTTCCTCCTCGCGCGCCGCATCAGGAGAAAGCACGAGGCAATTGGGTTGATGCACCGGGTCGCAGCGCGCGCATTGATCGAGTACCTGGACGGGATCTGTCGCTCGTGCGGGGGACGGGGGTTCGTCGCCGATGCGGCCGGCGTCAGGAAGACGTGCGGGACGTGCGGCGGATCGGGGAGCGTTGCGCCATCAGAGGTCCGGCGCATGGCCGCGTTCGACGGCTGCAGGTACGCGAAGATCAAGCCGAGGCTGGACGAGGCGGCGCAGAAGCTCTTGGATGCAGACATCGCCGCAGGCGTGCGCGTGGCGATGGCGTTGGGTCGCAGACAAAGGGTTGCGCGCAAATGGTGAGCCGATATACTTTCGCCAGCGCCCGGCCACACAACGAAAATTCCAAGGCCGGGAAGCGTCATCGAGGTCCATTCGCGGACCCACCAGCGGCGGCATCGCTCGCCCTGAAATCCTGGAATCCCCATGACATTCAATAGGCGGTCGACGGACGACGTTGACCACGACGGGCGACGCCTGTCGGATCTCATCGAGAAGACGTCGAACGAGGAGTTCAAGGCTGCGCTTCTCCTCCTGTCACGCGCCAATGCGCGCTGGGAGTCGGTTGCAGAGCGGATCGCCGACAGGTTGGACGGGATGTCGGTCGGCCACGAGGAGCTGGTGAAGCAGCACACCGACTTCCACAACGCCTTCGTCGCGCACGACAAGCGCGAGATGGAACTCCTGGCGTCGATCCGCGGGGCCAGATGGGCGTCCGCGGCGCTGTCTGGCGTGGTGTCCATGTTCGCCGGCATGACGCTCGCTCTGCTGATCTGGGGCGGCAACATCTACCGCGAGAAGATCGCCGATCTTGAGCAGGCAAGGGCCCGCCTAGAGGTGCGGGTCCTCGTGCTCGAGGAACAGAGGAAGAACGGTGTTCGGTAGCTTTCTGCATTGGCTCACCACGTTGCTGCGAGCGCTGTTTGGTAGGCGGGGCGGGGAGTTTGGTGGCGCCGGCGCCTCTGGGCCTATCGTCACGCAGGCGGCGCAGAACGAGGAGGCGATCCTCGAAATGATCGCGGCGTGCGAAGGGACGGCGCACCCAGATGGGTGGAGGGCGCTTTACGGTTGGCGCCCTGGCCGCTCCGATCGGCTGTTCGAGTTGCGAGACGACCACCCGAGGATTGCGTTCCACTTCGACGGCACTCCGATCGCTCCCGGTGAGACGCGTGTGCCGTGGAAGTACACCACCGCGGCGGGCCGCTACCAGATCACCGAAAGCACGCACGATCGCGTGTGCAAGAAATACGGGTGGCGCAACTTCCGCGAGGACGGGCAGCGCAAGACGGCCATGGACCTGATCCGCGAGGTTGGCGCCGAAGAGGATGCCCGAGCCGGCCGCCTGTATGGCGTCATCGAGAAGTGCGGAGGGTTGTGGGCGTCTTTGCCAAGCTCGAAATCCGGGCAACCAAAGCGGGACTACGCTTTCTGCGCGCGAGCATTCGCGGCATTCGGTGGAGTAATCGCGACATGATCGAGATCAACCTGCCGCCCTGGCTGACACTGAACGAGATTCGGTTCCTGCTCGGCGGGCTTGTGGGAGCGATAGCTCACTTCCTCGTCAAGCGCGCCAAGGGCGAGATTTCCGGGTCGCTCTATCGGTACATGGTTGTCGACCACCCTGGGCGATCGTTCGCCGCGATCGTTGGGATTGTGGCTGCGACTGCCGCGGCCGAGGCTGTGGGCGGGTTGTCAGGGATGACTTTGCCCGGAGTCGTCGCGGCCGGGTTCACCGCTGGTTACGCGGCTGATTCGGCGTTCAACAAGGGGTCGCTGACGTGATCTTTCGTATCGACGTGCACCATTTTCTGCACCTTGACGGCGAAGAGGGCCGGCTGTCGAGGATCGAAGAAATGCTATCGGCGCTCATTTCTCAAGGAAAAACCATGTCCGCGCAACTCGAAACCCTCACCCAAGAAGTCGCCGAGATCGGCACCGTTGTCGACTCCGCAATCGTCCTCATCAACGGATTGTCCGCGCAGATCGTCGCGCTCAAGGATGATCCGGCCGCGCTGGAAGCGCTGGCCGCGCAGCTCGATGCCAAGGCCGGCGAACTGGCCGCCGCTGTCACGGCCAACACCGAAGCGCCCCCGGTCGAGAACCCGCCCGCCTGATCGCTTGGGAAGGCGAGAATGCTGCCGCTGACAATGGCCGTGCCGTGGTACGTGAGGGCCTTGTTGGCGGCGGCGTTCGCACTCTCTCTCGTGGCTTTCGGCTTCGTGCGTGGAGTCAGGTACGAGGCCGACAGCCGTGACGCTGCCGAGGCAAAGGCGGCGGCCGAGGGCGTTCGCATCCTCACCAGAGAGGTCACAAAGATCGAGGTCCGCTACGTCGATCGCAAGGCCAAGCGCGAGGCGGAGCGCGCAACCGTCAACCAGGAGGTCGTCGACCATGCTGCGAAATTGCCTGACCCTCCTGCTTGCTGGCTTGACCCTGCAAGGGTGCGCACCATCAATCGTGCGTGGGCTGCCGCCGATCCCGGAGTACAAGCTGTCCCCATGCAAGGCGCCGGGGGCGCTGCAATCAGGTAGCCACAACGAGGTCGAGCGCTGGGCGACAGAGGCCGGGTTCGCCTTCCGTGAGTGCCAGGACCGACAGGCGGAACTTGCGGAGACGGTGCGGGTCCGGCAGGCGATCGAGGGAGGGCTGTAGCGTGCCGCTGGTCTATTTCCATGACGCCGAGTGGTATCCGGTGCATGTCGTGCATGAGCTTGCCGATGGACAGGTGGTGCCGACCACCCGCGAAGCGGTCGAGGTTGATGAGGAGACGCTTGCCCGCTGGAGGTTCGCGCTGGAGTCGTTCGTCCAGGCGCAGTACGAGATCGGGCTGCGGGTGCATCGGGAGGGGGAGAAAAATGGACAATCGCTCTGACCGGGCGGCCGATTGGGTTGTGCTCGGGCTCTGCGTCGCCGTGCTGGTGATGTGCTTGACGGGGTGTGCGACCACCGTTGATCCGAATTACGCCGTGCGGATCGAGGCCCAGGCCAGCGTCGAGAGGGCCCAAGCCGAGGTCGAGAAGGCCCGCGCGGCCGCCGAGGCCGCCCGCTGGGCCGCCGTGGCGCGCGTCGCGGAGTCGGCTACGGACCCTGCGTCCAGGCAGATTGCCGTGCTCGCGCTGGCCCTCGGCGGGTCTCGATCGGTCGAGATGCCGAGGCAGCCGGCCCCCATGCCGGCGCTCCCGGTAACCGATGCCGATCGCGCGCTCCAGTGGGCCCAGGTGTTCGCCGGGCCGCTGACGAACATCGCGGCCGGGTATTTCGGCTATCGCCTCGGGGTCACGCAGTCGAACAACGCCGCCGACACGACGATAGCCAGCTACAACACGTTCGGGTCGATCGCGAACTCCGGTCTGGCGACGAGCGGCTCGATCGCCGGCGCGGCGTTTGGGGCCGCGGGCTCGATCGCCGGCTACATCCAGGCGCCGCAGCCCAACCTGACGCTGTCAGGGGCCGGCGTGATCGGTCCGGGGTCCTACGTCGGGCCGTATTCAGGCGGCAACAGCGGCAACAGCGGCATCATAGGCAGCGAGAACCACTCGCCGAAGCCGGTTTCAACCACGACCACGACCACGTCGACGTGCACCGCGTCGACGGGGTGCTAGGGCTCTGCGGGGGCGCCGATGTCCGAGGAGGAGCCCCCCTCACTCCGTCGCTCCCCCGTGGAGCCAACGGCGCCCCGCAGACCTCGCGTGTACGGATGCCACTCTGACGCCGGCCCCCGCCCGCAGGCAGGGACGACGTATCTCGTGCAGGATGGGTGGACGGAGGACGGCAGGCGCAGGACGCGGCCTGCCGTGGTGTTCGACTCCGTCGAGCAGTGCCACTACGACCGCGCAGGCGATGACCCGCGCTGCGCGGGGTGCGAGTCGGCCTAGAACGGCAAGTCGAGTAGCCCGAGATCGCGCAGTTCGGCGATCTGGTCAGGCTTCCATTCGAACCTAAGCCCGTCGCCACGAAGAAGATGGATCAGGTTGTAGACGAGGGCCTCGGAGTTCCCTTCGTCGGCCGGAACAACGCTCGCGTCGACGTGGTTGATGATCCAGCGCTCGAACCGAGCGCGCTCCTCGGCGGACAGCGGGATGTCGTGAGAGACGTGAGGGATACCGAATTGGGTCATGGCGCGGCCTCCTTGAGTTTGCGGCACAGGGCGTCGAGCCGCCGCCCACGCTCCTGCGCGAGCAGCAGAAGGTCGGCGTAGACTCGTCTGGGGATGTTGGCGCCGGCAGCCCAGCGGCGCACGGTGCGGTCGCTGACGCCCAGGTCGCGCGCCAGTGCAGATTGCCAGATGGGCCCGTACAGGGCCCTCCCGGATTCGATGAGCAGGCTGGTGGGGTTACGGGGTGAGGTCATCATCACCCTTGATTTCCCCGGTGGCCTTGGCGACGGCGGCGCGGGCTATGCCGTCGATGTATGTTGAGCGCGACACCGGGTCGCCGAAACCTTGGTAGTCTTTCTGCTCGACGATCTCGCGCAGCGCGGCGAGCAGGTCTGGCGCCGCATCAATGAGCAGAAGGTCGGATTTCGTCAGGGCCCTGTTCGGGATCGTGTTTTCTTCTGGCGCTCCCCTCTCTTGTGGTTCCGGGGCGAGGTCCGGGTAGCCGAGTTCTTCCACGACCGCCGACAACTCCGACCCGGAGAGTGTCTTGACGAGCGCCCGCCCGTTGCGCGCGACCTTGATCACACGGGCACAGCCGCGGCCGTGCGTCGAGAGGTCGTTCCAGGTGCCGCACCAGCCTTCGAGGCGCGGCTCGTTGCTCTGGTTCGTGTACGGCGGCCGTTCCTGCAAGCTAAACGTGGCAGATCCCCTCGTGATGTCGCGCCGCTCCACCAGGAATCCAACGTCTCCAACCTCCAGGGTTTCGTCCGGTCCAATCCACATCGTCGCCATTCTGCTCTCCGGTTGACCCTGCAACGCGCAGGAGAGACCGCCACCGGGCGGTCTCCTCTGGGCGCTACCGGCTGATCCCTGTGCGGCGAGCAACCGCCCGCGACCACTTCGACCCCGGCGGGTTCTTCGCGTGGCACGCGCCGGGCCTGTTCTTGGCGCGGTTGCGCGCCTTGAAGTTTCCGGGTCCTTTGATTGACGACATGTTCAGCGGAGCGAGGTTGAGCAGGTCGAGTAGCATCTTCATCCCTTTCCGGTTGAGGGTACACCGCAAAGCGCGGCTTCTACCTACGTCCTAAGTTTAGGACAGACCAAGAGGCGTGTCAACCCCCCCCACGACCAGCCGCAGGTGTCGGCGCGCGGCGCGCGAAACAGCGGCAGCCAGAGCGCGGGGTCTCCATTCCCCTGCGTGATCCGGCCGTCCGCCCCACGAGACGGGGCACCCGTCAAGTAGCTAGGCGCCCGCCTAGCCACAACACACAATGGTGGAAGTATGCAAATACCGGACGGAGTTGTGGCAGCGATGAAGGACGAAAATGGGTAGGCGATCGAAGTCCAATCCGATTGATTGGGAGGCGATAGAGAGGGATTACCGCGCCGGCATCATGACTTTGCGCACGATGGCGGACGTCCACAAGCTGTCCCACGTCGCCATCCAGAACCGCGCGAAGAAGGATGGTTGGACACGCGACCTGTCAGCCAAAATCAAGCAAAAGGCGCAGGAGAAACTTACCGCCTCGGTACTTACCGCGAAAGTTACCGAGGGGCAAAAAACCACCGAGCGGCAAATTATTGAGATTGGCTCGGAGACTCTGGTTGGGTTGGTGCGTGGGCATATGCGCCAGATCGACCGGGCCCAGAACATCGCCACGAAGCTGCTCGCCGAGCTTGAGCTGCACACCGACGACCCGGATCTGCTGCTGCGACTCGCCGACGCGATGTTCGATCCAGAGGCGGAGGACGTGAACAAGTTGCGTGCCGACGCGCGGGCGGCCATCCGCAAGGCCATGGGCCTCCCCGGCAGGTCCACCGTGCTCAAGTCGCTGTCCGAGTCGCTGAAGACGCTGATCGCGCTCGAGCGGCAGGCATATCGGGTGGATGAGACTCCCGAAGAGGGCGCTCGCTCCGCCCCATCCCAGGAGGTCGCCGAGGGAGTCGGCGAGGCCCTTGCGGTTGCCGTGGCCCGGATCACGGCAGCCAGTGTCGCTGCTGAATAATCGCCTCCGCCGCGGGCTCCTCACGGCGCCCACGATGGAGGCAGCGAAGTCGATCTGGCTGGACGTCCAGGCGGTCTACAAGCAGGAGGGAATCCGCTGGCTTGGCCGCAACGATCGCTTCTTCTTGCTCACCGTCCTGCTGCACCGGCCGGACGCTATCAACCCGTGGTTGTACGCCCGCTGCCGGGAGGTCGAGCTGGCCCCGGACGGCCACTTGGACTTGTGGGCCCGCGAGCACTACAAGATGGAGCGTTTGGACGAGCCTACTCCGACGCCGAGCGGGTGGAAGTTGCACGGCGATCTTGTCCCTGGTGACGAGGTCTTCGGTGTTGATGGAAGCGTGTGCCGTGTGGTGGCGCTTGCTCCAATCGTCACTGATGCTGATGCGTACGAGATTGAGTTCGATGACGGGACGAAGATTCAGTGCGGCGGCGAGCATCTGTGGGAGGTTGAGTGCAAGAGTCGTAAACGCATCCCTGGCACCTTCGCGCAGAACGGCATAGGGAAGCGGGTGTACAGGGAGCGCGTGATTGTCAATACACGCGAGATCTTCGCGCACGATCACCGGGACGACAACAGACTGGCTGTCCGCGTTGCTGCGCCGCTCCGCTTGCCGCAGGCTGATCTTCCGATCGATCCATACGCACTAGGGGCGTGGCTTGGCGACGGCACATCGGTTTGCGCCGCTATTACATGCGGTGATCCAGAGCTTTTCGATCGTATCGCCATCAATGGCGGGCTTGTTGGGGTGGATCGTACGCCCCACAGAAGCGCGCAACTGCGCACAGTTCATGGAGGTATGCACTCCGCGCTCCGGGAGCTGGGCCTGCTGCGCAACAAACACGTCCCCCAGAAATACCTCAGAGCGTCGATCGCTCAAAGGATGGAGTTGTTGCGTGGACTGATGGACACGGACGGCCACTGCAATACGCGTGGCACAGCTACCTTCGTGAACATCAACGAGCGCCTGATTGATGGTGTTGTAGAGCTGCTGAATACGCTCGGCATGAAGCCGCGAAAACGCCTTCATGGCACTGAGAGCTATCCGGTGTGGCAAGTGTCTTTCCAGGCGTACGCGGACATGTGCCCGTTTCACCTTCCTCGCAAGGCTGCGCGTTGCAAGACTGGTGTGCGTTGCGCTCGGCGCTTCATCGTTGCCTGCAGGCGTGTCGAGTCTTCACCAATGCGCTGCATTCAGGTGGATCGAGAAGACGGGTTGTACCTGACCGGCTACTCGATGGTACCGACTCACAACAGCACAATCATCACGTTTGCGGGCATTATCCAAGAGATTTTGCGGGATCCAGAGATAACTGTAGGCATCTTCTCTCATACGAAGCCAGTTGCGCGCAAATTCCTGCTGCAAATCAAGGCCGAGCTTGAGACGAATCGGGACCTGCAAAGCGCATATCCAGACGTGCTGTTCGCGGAACCACGAAAAGAGAGCCCAAAGTGGAGCGAGGAGAAGGGGCTCGTGGTCCGGCGCAAATCGAACCCCAAGGAGGCCACGGTCGAGGCGCACGGGCTCGTCGACGGCCAGCCCACAGGCGCGCACTACTCGCTCCGCGTATACGACGACGTCGTCACGCTGGAGTCGGTGACGACCCCGGAACAGGTCGAAAAGACGACCAACGCGCACGCGCTCTCCGACAACCTTGGCGCCCGCGGCGCGGACGGTAAGAAGCGTGCTTGGCACCTCGGCACGCGGTACAAGTACAGCGACACGTATCAGTCGATGATCGACCGCAAGACCCTGGTCCCGCGCATCTACGCGGCCACGGAGGACGGCACGCCCACCGGCAAGCCTGTGTTCCTGTCGAAAGAGGCGCTGGACGATGCCCGGCGCAAGCAGCCGGCGCCGATCTTCGCCGCCCAGATGCTCCTCAACCCAAGCGCGGGCACCGAGGCCCTGTTCCGGCAGGAGTGGCTCAAGTTCTCCGACATCCGGCCCGGCACGTTGAACGTCTACATCCTCTGCGACCCGGCCAGCAGCAGGAAGAAGGGCTCCGACCGGACGGCAATGCCCGTGGTAGGCATCGATGCGACCCGCAACAAGTGGCTGCTCGGAGGCTACTGTCACAAGATGGGCCTCGCCGAGCGGTGGCAGAAGCTCCGCGACCTGTGGAAGTTCTGGACGTCCCGCCCAGGCGTGCAGTCGGTGAACGTCGGCTACGAGCGGTACGGCCTTCTCGATGCGCTCGAGTATTTCGAGGAGCGCATGGAGATCGAGAAGATCGGGTTCCCGATCACAGAGGTTTCCTGGCCGGCCGAGGGCGGCAATGCCAAGTACGACAGGATCCAGCGTCTCGAGCCGGACTTCCGCAACGGCCGCTGGCGCCTCGCCGCGGCACTGGACGCGGAGTCGAAAGCGCAGGCAGAGCTGCGCGAGTCCGGGCAGGCGCACAGGATTTTCACGCCGGCGCGGCACAAGGACCACGAGGGCAACATCTACAGCCTCAACAAGCTGCTGCTGGATGAATACGTCGTCTACCCCTACTCGGCGCACGACGACCTGCTGGACGCGCTCTCGCGCATCTACGACATGGACCCGGCGCCGGCCGTGATCGTCGAGGCAGCGCACCTGGAACCGGAGGTTTTCGTCGATGGCTCTTGATCTTGGCCGGCCGTTTGGAATCGTGAGGGGTGACGACTTCTGCCGCGCATTCGAGCAGGACGGGGTGTTCTACTGGCCCAATGGGCAGCCGTGGAACCTGACAGGGGTGGAACAGGGGTTGTGTTTGAGTCTGCTCGAGTCGGCCAAAGAGCTGTCCGGTGACAAGGAGCGGGTCGAACAGATACGACAGTTCTACGTCGACACGTTGCAGCAGGCGATGGCGCGGTCCGAGCGGCAGGGTGACGCGCAGGCGATGAGGGGGCAAATACTCAAGCGCACCGCCTCCCTTCAAGCATTCATGGATGAGGCCCCGCGCAGGGTGTTCTGTCCAGAGCCGGTGGTGAGGAGGAGGTTCACGGAACCAGAGCCTTTGCCGTTGAAAGACAACCCGGTCGTTCGAGCGCTATTGGGAATGGACGATGAACGCCCGAGCAAGCCTCCGCGGGTCGCCCCTCCCGCGAGCAAGCCGGACATGGGTGACCCGCTGTTTAGCGCGCCTCCCCAGAGACGCCTCAAGAAGCAAGACAAGCCCCAGCAGCGGAAGGGTGGCGCGCCGATACGCAGCTACGCGCGGGCGAAACATGGGGATAGACCTCCCGGCATCATGGAATGGGGCCCAGGAGAGTGGCGGTGGGGGACTGTGAAGAAGGACCGCCAGCTCCCAGCCATTCAAGAGAGATCGGCAGAGAGGCCGCGCAGCCATCCGCCATCCAAAGCGGCGCGGCCGATCCCAGCAGCGGTGAAAGAGTGGCGCGTCCCGTGCCAGCGGGGCAGCCAGATGGCCGTGCGCTTCGATGGCGACGAGATTGCGTTCGTTGACGTCGAACAGTTCGTGCGCGAGTGGGACGACGCCCACGATGAGGGCGATCAGCCAATGCAGCCATTGCGAAAGCGGATTCCTGCGTTGAGCAAGGCCGAACACTGCGCAAGAAACCGTCAAGAAAGGAAGGACTACCTCCATGGACGACAAAGTTCGTACCACCCAGAGGACGTGGGCGCAAGAGTGCGCCATGGCTGACGCCTTGTATGCCCAAGTCGAGGACCAGGACGCTCTAGCCGCCGCCCTCAACAAGCGCGAGGTCGTCTACGAGTTCTCGAACGGCCGCAAGTTCATCGGGAAGCGCGACCCCTATGCACCGTGACCTGGAGGGCGCGCTCGCGGGCGCCGCCGCATACGAGGAGCTGCCGGAGTCGTTTCGCGGGACGTTTTCTCACCGCGAATGGCTGTGGATGACCGACCAGCAAAAGACCGACCTCACCCGGCGCGAGTGCGAGCCGGAATGGAGTGAGCCATGATGCAACAGCAAGCCGCGCAAAGCGAGAGTCGCCTCATCCTGCCCGGCAGTTATGCCATGGCGGATCGCGACTTCGGATCCTGGCCGACCATCAATAGGCCGCTGGAACTGCCGTCGCAGGGCGCGCCGAGTGTTTTCGTTCGCAACGACATCGTCACGTTCTCCTCGATCGCGGAGGCGGAGGCGGACCTGCGCGACATGCGCGTATCCAAGGACGTCGGAGACACGCTGGCAAGGGTGTACCCCGGTTACCGATGGCTGGTCAACGCACAGTTCGATCAGGGAATCGTGGACCTGCGCTGCGGCCAAGTGCATGGCCTGTTTGGTGCCACGATCCACCTCAGACGCTACTACTCTGCGTCATCGTTCAAGCGCACTGTGATCGGGTTCGGTGGAGAGCTGCTTGAGCGCGCGAGGCTGTCGCGCACGCGGGCCCGCAACGACGAGCTGCTCACGACCAAACGCGACTTGCGCGGGCAGATCCTTCTGGAGACGCACTGATGCGATTCACCGCCCCAGATACCCAGGACCAGACCAATCAGTCGGCGGAGGCGTCCGGGGCGAGCGTCGATTGGCTGCGGCTCGCCACCGAAGCGTTCACCGGGTCGACGTCGTATTTCGACTCCGCGATCCGCAAGGGCCTCATCGACGATCTGCGACAGTTCCAAGGGCAGCACCCGCAGGGATCCAAGTACCACTCCGACGCCTACCGCTCGCGCAGCAAGTTCTTCCGGCCGAAGACGCGCGCCGCGGTGCGCAAGAACGAGGCAATCGCGGCCGAGGCTTTCTTCTCCACAGCCGACGTCCTGTCGGTAAAGCCGCACGACGACGACGATCCGGCGCAGCAGGCCAGCGCCGAGATCAACAAGGAGCTGTTGCAGTACCGTCTCACCAAGACCCTGCCGTGGTTCCTCATTCTTGTCGGCGCATACCAGGACGCCCAGGTACAGGGCGTCGTGTGCTCCTACCAGGATTGGCTCTACAACCCGGCCAAGGGCATCGATCGGCCGGACGTGCAACTGCGCCCGCTGGAGAACATCCGCTTCGACCCCAATGCCTCGTGGGACGATCTGGTAGGGACGTCGCCTTACTTGATCGACATGATACCCATGTACGTCAAGGACGTGCGCGCCCGGATGCAGCCGGACGACAAGACGGGCAAGCCGCGGTGGAACGACATGCCCGACACTGCGCTGCTCAAGGCGTCCACCAACCCATCGGACGTGGTGCGGTTGCAGCGTGAGCAGAGCAATGTGGATCCTGCCAACGCGCGCACGGCCATCAGCGCTTTCACCGTCGTTTGGATCCATCGCAACATCGTCGAGGTCGACGGCGAGGATTGGGTCTACCACACCCTCGGGACGCAAGCGCTCCTCGATGAGCCGCGGCGGCTGCGCGATGTCTACTTCCACGGCAAGCGGCCCTACGTGATTGGGTTCTCCGTTGTCGAGACGCACAAGGCTTACAAGCCGGGCAACGTCCGCCTCGGCGCGCAAGTGCAGGCCGAGCTGAACGAGAACGCGAACCAGCGCATCGACAACGTGCGGTTCGCCATGAACAAACGCTATTTCGCGCGCCGCAACGCCCAGGTGGACCTCCGCTCGCTCCAGCGCAACGTGCCGTCGAGCGTGACCCTCATGGGCGACATCGAGAAGGACGTCAAGGTCGTCGACACCCCCGACGTGACGCGCTCTGCCTACGAGGAGCAGGACCGTCTGTCGCTGGATTTCGACGACTTGATGGGCTCCTTCTCGCAGGCCAGCGTGCAGAGCAACCGCAAGCTCAACGAGACGGTCGGGGGCATGAACATCCTGACCAAAGACGCGAGCCAGATCACCGGCTACCAGCTCCGCGTGTTCGCAGAGACGTGGGTCGAGCCCGTCCTGCGACAGCTCGTGCTCCTCGAGCAGCACTACGAAACCGACGTCGTCATCATGGCCCTTGCCGGGAAGAGGGCTAACCTGTACCAGCGCTTCGGCGTGGACCAGATCACGGACCAGATACTCCTCCAGGAGTTGACGGTCAACGTCAACGTCGGCGTTGGGGCGACGAACCCGCACGACCAGCTCCAGAATTTTTTGCAAGGCCTCACCGCGTTGCGCGACTTGCTCGCCGAGGGCGTGCTTGTCTCCTACGGGCTGGATGTGGCCGAGGTCCAGAAGGAGATTTTCGGGAAGCTGGGCTACAAGGACGGCCAACGGTTTTTCCCCGGCAACGGAGAGGATCCGCGCATCCAGCAGCTCATGCAGCAGATCGAGCAGCTCAAGGCGGAACTCGATCGCAAGCAGCCGCAGGCCATCGTCGACGCGACGGTCGCCAAGATGGCCGCCGAGACGAAGAAGCTCGAGGCGGACACCGTCAAGAGCGGCGTCGAAAGCGTGTTCTCGTCGATCCAGACGGCCGAGGTCATCGCCACCGTGCCCACCGTGGCGCCGATCGCCGACATGGTCATGGCTGCCGCCGGCTACCAAGCGCCGGTGCCACCCGGCATAGACCCCAACCTGCCGATTCCTGCCGCGCCGGCCGCTACGGCCGCGCAAATGGCGCCGCCGGGTGGTATCGAGCCCGCCATGCAAGAGCAGGGCGACGTCGGGCCGCCGAGCGTCGTGGGCGACAGCACGAGCCCCATGACGCCCAAGCCTCCGGCGAAGCCAAAATCCCCGCTCGCGGGGGCCGGCAGGGGCATCGAGACGCAGCGCGCGGACTCCGGGCCGGTCAGGTCGCGCGCCCAGCAGGCCAAGGACGACGAAGAGAGGGCCGAGGACGAGCGGATGACCAAGCAGGAGTCTCTCCGCGCCGCTGCCAAGGCGATCCAATCGGCCATCGACCAGGATCGAGAGGACAAGCGAAGCGAGGCGTCCGGTCAACGCATGGACGCGCTGATGGCGAAGATCGCCGAGCAGTTCGATCTGTCCCTGCGGGAAGTCACCAAGCTCGCGACCGCCAAACGCAAGCAGTCCGGGGTCAACATCGTGCGCGACCAGGACGGCAGGCCCACCAGGATCGAACCAGACGACGAGGAATGAATGTGCGCCTCGTTTTCAGTCGTCCGCGCACGTTGCTGTCCTACGCTATCGCAACGTGGCTGTCGTCTTTATGGTCGCATGTGTCGTGCGTGATCGGAGATGAGGCATGGGAGTCGAGCGCAAGCACCGGAGTTATAGAGATGCCTGCGTATCGCGCGTACAGCGTCAACGGTCCATCTGCTGTCGCTGTTGTGATGTGCGATAGCGCCAATGCTCAAGCGTTTCTGCGGGAGCAAGTTGGCAAGCCGTACGACTATACGGCGCTGTTCGGTATCTTCGCCAAGCGCGACTGGCAAGAGCCAGACTCTTGGTTTTGCAGTGAGCTTGCCGCAGCGGCCGCGCTGGCCGGTGGCGAGATGCTGGTGCGTAAGCCGATCAATCGGATTACGCCAGAGGATCTGTGGTCGTCTATGGCGGCCCGGTGCTGACGAGATGGAGCTACTGGTGAACTATTTTCGCGCAACGGATCTGCAGACTGGACAGGTTATCGAATACGAGGCCGACGCTCCCCGGGCCGATCACAAGGGCGAGGGGTGGAGGCTGGAGCAGGTGTTTGTCGCCGATCCTACGCCAGACAATCCATCGGAGCCCGATCCGCGCAAGTACGGCGGTCGGCGACGACTATCGAAGTTGGAGTTCATCGACCTGCTCACCGATACCGAATACGCGACGATCCTGGGCGCGGCGCGGGAGTCTGTCGCCATCGAGGCGTGGATTAAGAAGTTGGAACTGGCGA